GACGCATATAGAGATTGGGGATACGCAGGAGACTATTGTGAAGCGATGTGGATGATGCTACAGCAAGACTGTCCCGATGATTATGTAATATGCACAGGACGCACACATACTATTAGAGAATTTTTATATGTTGCATTTAAAGAGGTTGGTATTGACGATTGGTCTGACTATGTAGTTCAAGACCCAGAGTTTTATAGACCAGCAGAAGTTGACTATCTACGAGGAGATTGCAGTAAAGCTAATAACAAACTAGGATGGACACCTAAACATTCATTCGAGGACTTAGTTAAAATGATGGTACAACATGACATACAATGAAAATTTACAAAATATATTTAGACATGAGTCTAGTTATATCTAGACTCAAAAAATACTCACTAGAGGAATATAACAATAAAACACCTATAGTATTTATAGAAGCAGAAGATCCAGACGGTGCCTGTTATTACGCTACCTATAAATTACTTAGGAAAATACTAAAAAAAGACCACTCAATAGAAACAATTGAATTTTCTAAAGAAATAATGAACGACGTTAGAATATTAAAAATAGAATTAGCAAATGAAAAGAAATTATGACGATCCAGTATATAAAAAATGGCGTATAGATATATACAAAAGAGATAATTTTACATGCCAAATGCCGGGTTGCAGAAATAAAACACAGTTACAAGCACACCATATACAAAAATGGTCTTCTGCGTCTATGTTGAGATATGATATTGATAATGGCATTACCCTCTGTAGAAAGTGCCACAAAGAGGTTACGGGGAATGAGCAACATTATCAGAATTTATTTCATAATATGGTGAGAAAAAAGAATGGCTGAATACAAAAAAGCACCTCAATATACTGTTGTTAGAGATAGTAGAGAGCAACAGGGATACTTCTTTAAGAAATTCAATACATGCAATGGGACTGTGCAAAAGAAGTTAGACACCGGAGACTATTCTATATTAGGAATGGAGGATAAAGTATGTATAGAAAGAAAAGCAAGTGTATCAGAGATCGCATTAAACCTCGGAAAAGGCAAATATGCTTTCTACAACGAAGTAGAAAGAATGAGAGACTACGAACACAAATATATAGTGTGCGAGTTTTCAATGGAAGACGTTATGAAATTTCCAGAAGGCGCAAAAATCCCCGCAGCATTAAGAGGTAAAGTCAAAATAACTGGAAAATATATACTTAGGTGCTTAATGGAGTTTTCTGTTTTCAATGGTGTACACGTTATATTTGCAGGCAGCGAAAGAGGTGCTTTCGATTTAATCAGCAGTCTTCTTAAAAGAATAAACGAGAAACACACAATAGGGCGAAAATCATGACCATGAATAGAGATGTAATATCTGAGATACATTCATATGGAATTGACGTAAAGAATAGGGAGATATATATAAATGAATTCGACGACTCAGGAGAAAGTGCTGGTGTAGAACACCGAATGTTACAAAACTTCTATAAAAATATAAACTTTTTAAAAAACCAAAGTAAAGAACCTATAACGATTTATTTACAAACAGTAGGTGGTTGCTGGTATGCTGGTATGGGAATTTACGACGCCATCAATAACTGTAAATGCAAAACCACAATGATTGGATACTCACAATTATGCTCTATGGGTTCTATCATAATACAGTCGGCAAACAGGAGGTTACTGACTCCTAATGCTGTATTTATGTGTCATTATGGTTCTAGTGACTTAACAGGAGACTATCTTAGCGCTCAGAACTATTCAATAGTAGACAAGAAAAACGCAGAAACTATGGTTTCTATATACGCGGAGAAATGCCATAAACACGGAGATTATTTCAAAGAAAGAGAATACAACTTATCTAAAACGAAATCATTCATAAAAAGGAAGATGAAAGACGGAGACTGGTATATGAGTGCTGAAGAAGCAGTATACTACGGATTCGTAGACGGTATATATAAATGAATAAAAAATTAAAACAAATAGACGAAGCGTGGTTAAAAATAGACGTTAATGAGTCTGAGTTATTTAACCCAATGTCACTACTAAAGACATCAGACGAAGATTATCATTTAAAACTAACATGGTTAATGACTAGACCAGAGTATTTCTCTTTCTTAGTTAAACATATATTCAACATTAATTTACTTCCATCTCAAGCACTAATATTGTCAGAGCTGTGGAATAGAAAATTTCCAATGCTAATCGCAAGTCGCGGTTTTGGTAAATCATTTATGCTATCGCTTTACTCAATGTTAAGAGCAGTATTATTACCACAAAGAAAGGTGGTTGTAGTTGGCGCTGCTTTTAGACAATCCAAAGTTTTGTTTGAATACATGGAGACAATATGGAACAATTCTCCAATTCTAAGGGATATTTGCGATGCGAACAGTGGACCTCGTAGGGATGTTGACCGTTGTGTTATGCGGATTAACGATTCCCGTGTTACTTGCTTACCATTGGGTGATGGACAGAAGATTAGAGGTCAGCGTGCTAACGATATTGTATCTGACGAATTTGCATCTATCCCGCGAGATATATTCGAGACTGTTGTTGCAGGTTTTGCCGCAGTTAGTTCAGACCCAATTGAAAATGTTAAACGACTTGCTAGAGAGAAAAAAGCGAAAGAACTTGGAATAGAAATAGATAATCAAGACGGGAGTCAAATAGAGAAAAAAGATAACCAAATTATTCTAAGTGGGACAGCTTACTATGATTTCAATCATTTTGCAGACTACTGGAAGAGATGGAAATCTATCATTAAAAGCAACGGAAGAAAAGACAGACTAAGAGATGTTTTTGGAGGTGAAGACCCTCCAGAAAACTTTGACTGGAAAGAGTACTCAATTATACGTATTCCTTACGAACTTCTACCAGATGGGTTTATGGACGCCTCACAGGTTGCTAGATCGAAAGCAACAGTTCATGCTGGTATTTATCAGATGGAGTTCGGTGCGGTGTTTACACGCGACTCAGAGGGTTTCTTTAAGAGATCCTTAATAGAGTCATGCGTTTCAAATGACAAAGAACCAATAAAAACAAGTAATGGCAAAGAAATTAAATTTGAAGCAAAATTAATAGGAGACCCAAACAAGCAATATGTATTCGGTGTTGACCCTGCTTCTGAGGTTGATAATTTTAGTATAATAATCTTAGAATTAAACGAAGACCACAGAAGAATTGTACACTGCTGGACAACTACAAGATCAGAACATAAAGAAAAAGTCAAAAAAGGTTACTCTACAGAGAAAGACTTTTATGCATACTGCGCTAGAAAAATCAGAGATCTAATGAAGTTATTCCCATGTGTGCATATTGCTATGGACGCTCAGGGCGGTGGTATTGCAGTGATGGAATCGCTTCACGATGATGACAAAATAAGAGATGGCGAGATGCCAATCTGGCCAACTATTGACCAAGATAAAGAAAAAGACACAGACGACGAAAGGGGTCTACATATACTAGAAATGTGCCAGTTCGCTAAATACGATTGGTTAGCAGAAGCAAATCATGGTATGAGAAAGGATTTTGAAGACAAAGCTTTGCTGTTCCCAATGTTCGACTCTATTACTTTAGGTATTTCAAATGTTGATGATGGAATGAAAGGTAGAATGTACGATACTCTAGAAGAATGTGTGATGGACATTGAAGAACTCAAGGATGAATTAGCAATGATCCAGATGACACAGACATCTGCGGGTAGAGATAGGTGGGATACTCCAGAAGTCATAGTCGGCGCTGGAAAAAAATCTAAGATGAGAAAAGATAGGTATTCCGCTCTGCTTATGGCAAATATGGCAGCAAGGATAATATCAAGAACAAGAACGCCTGAAGAGTACCAATTCTTTGGTGGATTTGCTTCCGCTTTACCGAAAGATTCAAAACAAAATAAAAGTCAAGACCTATTTATTGGACCTAACTGGTTTACTCAAAATATGAACGATATATATTAATTTGTGTATAATATAATACCATTTGAATTACAGTTCAATTACTTAAAAGGTTAGAGATGAAACCAGAAAATTCTATGATAACATGGGTAGACGATTCTTCTAAAGCTGCCGCTATGCATCAGTTCTCAGAGTCTATGGATAGTTATGCGGGTGTCACAAAAGGCAACCATTACAGAGATTTCAAAGACATTGAACCTAACAGAACAGTTAGACCCGGTTTTACTTCTAATGACTATTATGCATTTAGACCTAGTGAGCAGGTTCCACAAAGACAAAAGCGGGCAATCAAAATGTGTATGGATGCCTACGAAAAGGTAGGTATCATTAGAAATGTCATAGACTTGATGGGTGATTTTGGTTGCCAAGGTATAAACATCGTACACGAAAATAAAAGTGTAGAAAAATTCTACCAACAATGGTTTAAAAAAATAAACGGAAAAGAAAGATCAGAAAGATTCCTTAACCTCCTGTATAGAGCAGGTCAGGTCTTCTCTTATAGAAGTTATGCAAATATCACACCAGAAGTTTCTAAGTACATAAAATCTATAGGTAAAGATATAACAGTAGAGGTTCCGAATTTTGAAAAATCTCAAATACCTTGGAGATATAATTTCTTCAACCCTCTAACAATAGATATTAAAGATAGTGAGATAAGTCTATTTGTAGGAAGAAAAAACTTTCAAATTAGCACTAACACACTTCTGGATAACTTTAAAAATGGCGACATCCCCGCTCACGTCTTAGACACACTTCCCCCAGAAGTAAGAAATAGAATTAAAAATGGCGAAAGAAAAATAGACCTTGACCCAGAAAGATTATGTATACATTACTACAAAAAAGACGATTGGTCACATTGGGCGAATCCCCTGATTTATGCAATCTTAGATGATGTTATCATGCTTGAAAAAATGCGTCTCGCTGACTTATCTGCACTTGATGGCGCTATATCCAACATCAGATTATGGACACTTGGTAATCTAGACCATAAAATTCTTCCAAATAAAAACGCAATTAATAAACTAAGAGATATCTTAGCTAGTAATGTTGGTGGCGGTACTATGGAACTTGTTTGGGGTCCAGAACTTTCTTACACTGAGTCTAACAGTCAAGTCTATAAATTTCTAGGTTCAGAAAAATATACCTCAGTGTTAAATAGTATTTATGCAGGATTAGGAGTTCCCCCAACTTTAACGGGTATCGCTGGAAATGGTGGCGGATTCACCAATAATTTTATCTCTTTAAAAACTCTTGTAGAAAGATTACAGTACGGAAGAGACCAACTCACCGCTTTCTGGGAAAAAGAGTGTGAAATTGTAAGGAAGGCAATGGGATTCAGGAAATCTCCTCACATTGTTTACGATCAAATGAGTCTATCAGACGAGGCATCTGAAAAAAATCTATTAATCCAACTCGCTGATAGAGATATCATTTCGCACGAAACGATTCTTGAAAGATTTAAAGAAGTCCCATCCGTAGAAAAAATGAGACTTAAAAGAGAAGACAAGGATAGATCTAAAGAAATCCTACCTGAAAAAGCAAGTCCATTCCATAACCCTAACAAGCAGTTCGAGATGGATAAAATGGAAAAGCAAGGTGAAATCACCGAGCGAATTACTGACACCAAGGAGAAAAATAAACCAGTCAATCCTAACGGTAGACCTCAAAGCAAAATAGATCAAGGACCAAGAAAAAAGAGAACAGAAACCCCTAGATCTAAACCGGGAGTTGCTGAGATAATTGTGTGGGCTAATGATAAATATGACATCATATCCAAAAAAGTTAACTATGCTTATATGTCTGCAAACAACAAGAAAAATATGAGGCAACTAACAAAAGCAGAAATAAAAGACATTGAAACCGTTAAGCTAGATATCTTATCAAATATAGAATTCATGGGAACATGCTCTGACGAAGAAATAATTAACTGCCTAAACCAAGCAAAAAGACTCCCAATGAGTCTTAAAAATTCTCTAATATCTCAAAATATTAATCCTGAATCTATGAACCTAGAAGATTATAAAAGACGTGCTATTTCCGCGTTTATAGAGTACTCTTTAGAGAGTTAATTTCACTTTTTAATAAAAAAAATAATTTTTTGTGTATATTATCTTTAGAGGTGAACCATGACAATAAAAATATATCAACACGAAATAAACGACGGTATTGGCGAACTCGTTAAGAGTACGGCTAGCGTTGCGTATTGCTCTGAAGCTATTAGGTCTGATTCTTTTAAGGTTCCGACTAGTATTGCTGAAAGAGCTTTCGCGGAGAATAAAGACCAAATAGACCTATACTACCTAGAGTCTGTATTGGTTTCTTGTGGTTGGAATAAAAATGACGATGTTTTTATGCCAGAGTCAACTTGGGCAGCAAGAAACACACCTGAAGATAAGCAATTCAATTTTATGCACGATGAGAATGACATCATCGGTCATATTACCGGTAGTTATGTTCTAACGAAAGATGGAAAGGCTGTTGCTGATGATGCTGAAATGCCTGAAGATTTTGACATCATTACTCAAGCTGTACTCTATAATAGTTGGACTAACGAAGAAAATAAGGAAAGAATGGAGAAAATAATCTCCGAAATAGAGGAAGGCAAGTGGTACGTTTCGATGGAGTGCTTGTTTGCTGGATTCGATTATGCTCTAACAGATCCCAATGGATCTAAAAAAATATTAGCTAGAGACGAAGACTCCGCATTTTTGACTAAACACCTTAGATCATACGGTGGAAGCGGAGAGTATGAAGGTTATAAAATAGGAAGGGCATTAAAAAATATAGCATTTTCTGGCAAAGGGTTGGTGTCTAAACCAGCAAATCCTAGAAGTGTTATACTTAAATCAGTTGCATTTAATTTAGACGACAATTCTAATTTCAATATAGGAGAATTTATAATGTCAGATAACTTGCTAGAGAAGCAGTTAGAAGAAGTTCGCGCTGAACTTGTTACTGCTAAAGCAGAGAATGAGGCAATCAAAGCACAAATTGTAGAAAAAACTACTAAAGAGTTTGCTGCAAAGATTGAAGCTTTTGAGTCAACAATAGTGGAAAAAGATTCAAGCATCGCTGAACTTGAGGAGAGTATCAAAAGTACTCAAGCTCGTGTTGCTGAACTAGAAGACGCTCTCGCTAAATCCCAAGAAGATTTAGCATCTGCTAAAGAGCATATGGAAGAAATGAAAAAGAAAGAGAAAATGGAAAAGCGTAAAGCTGCTCTTGTAGAAGCAGGCTTTGAAGCAGACGACTTAGACGCTGCTCTAGCCGCATTTGACGGACTTGCTGACGAAGCATTTGACTTTGTTGTTGCTATGTATGGTAAAAAGCCAGGCGACATGAAGAAAAAAGAAAAAGAAGCAGAAGCCGGTATGCCTCCTGCACTAAAGGAAGCAATTGAAAAGAAAAAAGAAAAAGACGCTAAAGCCGATGAAGAAGAAGCAGAAGCGGAAGTTACCCCAGAATTGCTTGAAGATGTAGAGACTACCGAAGCTACTTTGGTCGATGCTACTCCACAGCAAGATGAAATTGAAACAACAAGAGCTAGTATCGCAGACTGGCTTTCTAATAACGTACTCTCAACTAAATAATTTCAATAGGAGATTAAACTATGGCTCTTAAAGCAGATAGATATGAAGAATCAACAGATATCAGCTTTTTTTATAATGCTGGTACTGCTACTCGCGGCGGTGTTGTCGTTTTGGACGGAAGTCCAGTCAATGCTTCTGGCGCAGCAATGGATCAGGGCGCAAACCTTGTAGCATACGCACAAGCAGATTCCTCCAGTGTTCCTGTTGGAATCCTTCTTAATGACGTTGTTAATAAAGACCTAACAAGAACCCATCTTAATCAATATAAAGATGAAGTTCAAAAGGGCGGTAAAGTTACTGTCTTGACTCGCGGTTGGGTTGTAACAAGTAATATCACTGGCACACCAAGTGCTGGAGACGTAGCTTACTTGGACGAAACAGCAGCTGGTAATGTCGGTAATGCATCAGACCTGAGTTATAGTTCCGGTGTGATGGCAGTCGGTCGTTTCATGTCAGCTAAAGATGCTGATGGTTACGCTAAACTTTACGTCAACCTTCCAAACCTTGGTTAATAAATAACAGGAGATAAAAACAATGTCATATACAGAAAGACCTAGCGAAGAATTTATTTCATTGCTTCGCAATTGTGGCGATAGCAATATGGACGTTGCTTTAGCGGCTCAAAGAGAGTTCGCTCAAGCATTGGAACTCCCTCTTCGTAAGGGTGTTTTAATCGGCAATATTCTCGGAAATATTTTCGAGACAATCAATGTAGAACCGGGCGGAAGCACTGAATATCCTTTGGATTTGCTTTCTCCGGGAACTGAGGGTGAGCATGTTGCTTACACGAATCCGGGTCACGGTCGTATTCCTGAGCGTGCGGTCGAGAGCGATTACGTCATGATCCCAACCTATTCAATCGCTAGTTCGATTGACTTCTTGCTTCGCTATGCTCGTGAAGCACGTTGGGACATTACTGCTCGCGCTATGCAAGTTTTGGAAGCTGGTTTCGTCAAAAAGATGAATGACGATGGTTGGCACACACTTCTTGCTGCTGGTGTTGATCGTAACATCTTGGTCTATGACGGAGACGCAACTGCTGGCATGTTCTCCAAGAGACTTGTTAGTTTGATGCAAACCGTTATGCGTCGTAACGCAGGTGGTAACACAGCTAGTGGAAACCGTGGTCGCTTGACCGACCTTTACGTTTCTCCAGAAGCGCTCGAAGACGTTCGCAACTGGGGTCTAGATCAAGTTTCTGATGCTATCAGAACTCAGATCTACAACGCAGGTGAGGGCGGCGCTCCAATTACCAATATCTTTGGTGTAGCACTTCACGATCTTGATGAACTTGGCGAAGGTCAAGAATATCAATCGTTCTTCGAGGAAGGTCTTGGCGGTGCTGTTCAAGGAAGTGACCTTGAGTTGGTTATCGGTCTAGATCAAGGCGCTAACGACAGTTTCGTTATGCCAATGAAGCAACAAGTTTCTATCCACGAAGATCCTACTCTTCACCGTCAACAGAGAGTTGGTTGGTACGGATTTGCTGAACTTGGTTTCGGTGTTCTTGATAACCGTAGAATTATCCTCGGAAGCTTCTAGTTTTCGGTTTAATAAGAAAATACAAATTGAAAGGCAGTCCAATTGGATTGCCTTTCTTTTTTTATAGATACAGCATTTAAATGTGTATAATACTCTATACATGTATACTAGGATTCTTACAGGAGTAATCTTTAATGGCTGATTTATCACATTATTTAGAATCTGGATTGATTAATCATGTCTTCAGGGGTGAGACTTTCGCTAAAGTCCCAAACATCTGCATCGCTCTATGTAGTGGCGTTCCAGCAAATGATAATGATGGCTCAACAATACCAGAACTAGAAGAAATTTACACAGACGGCGGAAGGTCTAGTGGATACAAGAGAATAGACCTTAATGATCCCGCCCTATCTGGGAACGTTAACTGGAAGTTTGATCAAGAGACTTTTGAAGCAAGCGGTGGTGTAATCAAGAATTGTTTTGTAATAGACTGGCCTACGGCACAGTTCAAAAGCGATGATACGGATGAAAACTATGGTTGGGGATGGGTTTCTGGTCTAGCAATCTTAGACAGCAACCAAGTTGGTGAAGGTAATTTATTAATGCAGGCTCAGTTAGACAATCCAAGGGAGGTATTTGGAGGCGACACTTTAAGGTTTGACGCAGAAGCACTCATTATAAGATTTAATTAATTATCATGACCATTAGAAGTAAAACAGAATACTTACAGTATATAGAAACCATTCTACCCGACAATTCTAGTAGGTTAATATCTCCGGCGGATATTAGAGTTGCTTTCAGAGATCTTTCAGATTCTGTTGGTAGATTTCTTGAAGATACATCTATAGTTGCTACTAATTTTTCCACAAACGAGGAAAGAACAACTAGGGGTGGTGATTCTTCACTTTCTAATATAGGATTAGAAGGCAGAACCTCTGTAGATAATACTGCCTACGGGTTTGAATCTTTAACAATTAATTATAACGGTGCTAGAAACACCGCCATTGGTTCTAGAACATTAGCATGTAACTCATTTGGTAGCGATAACGTTGCCTTGGGTTTCAATGCGTTAGGGTCCAACACGACTGGTTCCGGTAATGTTTCCATAGGTTCTTACTCTTTAGTAAAGAATACCAGAGGTAATCATAATATAGCTATAGGTCATGGTGCAGCATATTATGTGAAAAATAATTCTAATCAAAAGTTTTACTTAGGTACTTACCCAAACGCTTCCGGTGATTGTGATACAGATATAAATGATTCTGGAAGACCGCCCCTTCTCTATGGCGATTTATCAACAAGGCAACTCGGAATTGGAACCGACATTCTTGTTAGTACGAATGTTGGTCTTGCTGTTTCTGGAGATGTTGTTCCTGCAAGTGGTCAAGTATTCTCAATAGGTAGTGGCGACTATAGGTTTGACGGATACTTTAGAAATGTATATGTGGATGGTGATATAGATGTGCCTCTTGCGTGGAGATTTGATCTATCCGACCAATTCGGAACATCTGGAACAATAGATAAAGACGATCAAGTTTACATAAGCGGTGTTAGCGGTGTAGAGACATTTTACGATCACGATACAAGAAATATGACCATTTCTGCACAACCTGTATCCGGTTGGGCAAGCGGTAATTTCTCTGATATAACAAATACTTTCATAGAGATAAGCGGCAAAGGTGGTCAACTTTTGACGGTTAGTGGTCTTGTTGATAGCGTTAGCGGATGGGCAAGAAGTTACTCAGATAATTATGCGCACGTTAGCGGTTATCTAGTTAGCGGTTGGGCAGACACAACAATAAAAGATTATGCATATAAAAGTGGTGTATTGGTTAGCGGTTGGGCAGACAATAACTTCGCTGCTATAAGTGGATTTGGAGGAATTTTAACAAGTATAAGCGGTAAAGCAGATGGTATAGTTTATCTGTCGAGTGGTTGGAACAAAAATTATACTGAAGACTACGTAGACGCAAAGATACTAGCAGCAAATTCCTTTGCTTTTTGGGAAATAGAAGGTCAATTCGGTGGTTCCGGTCAAATAGAACATGCTGACACGCTTGTAATTAGTGGTGTTAGTGGTATAGAAACCCATATGAATATTGACGAAGATGGAACAGACACATTCTATAATCTATCTGTTTCTGCGGCGCCAATATCAGGTTGGACTTCAGGTGTTTTCACTGAAATAAGCGGTGTTGATGGGATTATTGATACTAGGGTTGCGGCGAGTGCGGCACTAATAAGTGGATTTGCCTATGATATTGCCATAGATAAAGCGAGCGATGCTACAGCTTATACTGTAGATGTTTCCGGTTGGACAGATTTCCAAATAGATAAATACGCTTTTATCAGTGGTTATCAAGTCAGTGGATGGGCATTTTCTGATCTTCTTCAGATATCTGGTTGGGAACCTGGCCGTACAATCTATGACGTTAGTGGTCACTTACAAACAAGTATTAGCGATGCAGTATTTGAAGCAGGTTCTTATACATTCTGGGAAATAGAAGGTCAATACGGAGGTTCCGGTCAGATACACCACTCTGATACTCTTTCTATAAGTGGTTGTAGCGGAATAGAAACAAGAATTCAAATAGGTGAAAATCTTACGGAAAATTTCTATAGACTAGATATTTCTGCTGCTCCCATATCGGGTTATATGGAGCATAGGTTCTCACAATCTTCAGGTATCATAACATCACTATCTGGCATTGACGGGATTGTTTCTGGCGCCATAAACGCTTCCATATCAGATGCTCTTGAAGTTGCTAGTGCAGAAGCAGCAAGTTTAGACAGTAGTCTCAAGAGTGATCTAACGAGAGAAGAATTTAATCCAATCAAACAATCTATAAAAGACTACGCCTACAATAGCGGTGTACTGGTTAGTGGTTGGGCATCTAGCAATTTTGATGCTATAAGCGGTATTAATGGATTACTAAATACTGTAAGCGGAAAAGATGACGGTTTAATATATTTAGTTAGCGGTTGGAATGAAAAATATACCTTAGATCAAATTGGTAAATTGTCATACCCAGACGGGCAAGATCAATATGTAAACTGGTTTGCAGAAGCAAACACTGGTCCCGCACAGGCAGTTGGTGCATCTAGATATGCAAAGTTTATCGGTAAAGATGGTATTACAACAAACATCTATAATCTAGACGGCAAAACTCAAATAGATTTCTCCGCACTAGCTATTACAGACGATCTAACTGAGATCAGTGGTGTCGGTGGACTTATTGACCAAAAGATTGACGAGGCGGGTGCTGATGGCACATTATTTGTATTCAATGTCTCCGACAGATTTGAATCTACAAGTCAGATCGGTGGAAATGATACAGTAATGTTTAGTGGTGCTTCTGGAATTGTTGCTTATGTGCAAGAAGAAAGTGATTCAAGGTCAAGGGTAATAATTTCCGCTGAAGATATAAGAACAGATCTAACCTCTCTACAGGACAGGGTAGATTGCCTCGTTAATGTAAACTGTCCGGGCGCAAATTCAGACTCAATACAAGCAGTTAGCGGTTGGGCATACAGTAACTTCAATACACTCAGTGGTGTAGATCCAACTATATATGGCAAAAGTGGTTTGATTTGGAGCATAAGCGGACAACTAACACAAACCATAAAAGATAAAATTTTAGACGCAAATGCGTATGATAACTGGACTATATCAGATGCAGACGGTCCCGCACTAGAAGTTAGAAACGGAGATGCAATAACTTTTGATAGTATCAATGGTATAACCGTATCTAGAACCGCAGGAACTATAACTGTAGATGCTGAACCTATGTCGGGCGTTATATTTGGTGAATTACTTGCTATAAGTGGTGTCGGAGGATTTATAGACCAAAAACTAAGTTCTACAGACTTAGGACTTCTTGGACAAGCAAAAAATTATACAAACAATCAAATACTTGCCGTAACTGGCGATGGTAGATGGATAGATGAAAAATTAAATCCAATCTCAGGTATAGATGGAACTATAAGCGGAGCATACGATTATACATATCTAGCTAGCGGTTGGAATGAAAACTACACTTACTTGTCTAGTGGTTGGTCGGCAGATCAAACATATCAAATATCTGGAGTAGACGGTTTACTACCATCCGTTAGCGGTTGGGCAGAGTTTACGATGGATAAATATGCCTACGAAAGCGGCGTTCTTGTTAGTGGTTGGGCAAGCGGTAATTTCAATACTATATACGATGATCTAGCTGAAATATCTGGAGTTGGTGGTCTAATAGATCAAATGGATCAAAACTTCTACTATGGCGATAGTGGTATTAAACTAACCGAAGGTAATATCTTTGTAACTCATGGTAGTGGTCACTTCAATAAAGTAATCACAACAAAAATAGATGACGCTTCAGATCCTTCTGGTCAAATTGTTGCTGACACCGGCGTTAGTTTACCGTCTTATCACGATATCGTTAATGCAAGCGGTTATCTTATTACACCAAGATATAATA